TTCAGATGGCGATTCGGTGGACAGCTCATTAACTTACAACAGACACGGAGTTCCGGCGTGTCACGTCCTCCACCAGACCGGCGTTAGCTTCCGCTCCCACTCCTGGTCCGAGATCGACCACTCATTTGAAGACGATAGAGCAGACTTTTTAGAACGATATATGCCGGATAATCGCGCCAGAGATGTAGACATGGATAGCGAATACACAGTCTATTACGACGAGGTCTTAGAGGTGCCAGATGGTGACGTCGGCGGATATCTAGTCAGATGCGGTCTGGAAGAGATTAATTTAGAATGGAGTCGCGCATTTTCGATGTTCGTCACACCAGACGGCTTTAAACTTAACGAACCGAGTGAAGTTTTAGAAAGACTCAAAATTTCCGACGAACAAATACAGCGCGCATATATTGACAAGGAATACCCTATCAGTGGCCCCCAACTTTACACTCCAGTTGGATCTATTTGCAAGATAGTTGAGCCTTATACTTTTGACCACAAGCATGCTACAACGTTAGTTTGTGCTATTACTAACAGACACTTAGCTAGCACAAATGCACCCGATGCCAATGTGGTTCGCGATTTCGAACGATTCGTCAATGACGACATGACGATAAGAATGGAGTTGTTCGGATACCCGGATTTCGAAGTGCAGAGCGCTTATGATTGGTGCGCGGAAAAGAAAGCTTGGCCAGAGAGCAAGAAAAAGAAATATTGTGATTACATAACAAAAATTCTTAGCGTTGGACACTTTTTGGGTTACGGGCACCCGAATTTTACCGCCATGGTCAAGAGCGGCGAGTTCAACTACGCTACTAGTCACGAAGTTTTTAGCGCCAGAGCAAGGTTGATTTGGGATCCGGAAGACAGAATGATGTTTGTTGCATGGTGCCAACAATATTTTATAGCAGTAGCCAAACATTGGTATAAAGAGTTCATTCATGCTATGAACTCCAAAAAATTGGCAGCCAAAATTAATGACTTCTTCCACGACAAGAATCCACACGATTGGATACGCACGTCTTGGGACGGCTCTGCTCATGATTCGAACCAACACGTCGAACTTATGCGAGCCGTGGACGATCGATTCATGGACTTAGTGTTCCCTAAATTCTTGGAGAGATTTCCTATTTCTAATCGACTAGCATACGAAGTCCTGGATATCCTCAAGGATCACGTAGCCAATCTCCACGTTACCATAAACAAAGAGTATGTCGGGAAATTCGTGTTACTTGGAACTACATTCAGTGGACATCCGACAAAGACGACATTGG